AGGAGCTGCTCCAGGAGGTGGGCCTGGAGGAGCTGCTGGACCAGGTGGAGTAATTATTGGCTGGGGTGTGATATCAGGAGGAGTCTGGGGGGAAACGCCACTCATCTGCGCTAGTGCGATCTTGTAGGCTTGAGCTGCTACATCATTCTGGGAACGCTCCAGCTCTCGATTCCGTTGTAGCTCTTGCATTAACCCGTCAACATTGAGCTGCGTTCCATACTTGAGCTGCAGCTCTTGAATCTTGGTGTACATGTTGACAGCATCTCGATCGCGTTCACGATCATCTTTTAGGCTCAGCTCGTAAGCATCTTGTAGAAGTTGGAGTCTGGTTTTCTCCAGCTCCGCATTTGCTAGGATCTGCTCTGGTGAGGGTGGAGGAGGTTGCGGAGGTTGCTGCGCCTGCTGTTGCATCGCAATGGCTGGATCGTTGAAATAAGCCTGAGCCTCTGTAATTCCGTTCAGCTCCAACATGCGAATCATCGCAGCTCGAATATTTTGCAAGCTGACCAATGGGTTTTCTGGACCCAGGAGTTGCAATAATTCCTGCTGTTTTTGAATCAGCTGTTGCAAAATGGCAGTTCTTTGGGTGGTGTCCGCGCCACCTAGTGGCATCGTGACCCGCACATCCATCTCGGGATAGCTCCCAGGATAAACCGGAATGTACTTACCTCGGAGCAGCATCAAGTCTTGCTGATTCTGGTGATGAACCGTTAGTTTCAACATGCGTTTAAACATCGGCACCAAACCAGTGTTGATCAGATTCCTGGTGATCAACTCGAGCCTAGATTGACTAGCTTTGATGTTTGCCTGCACCCCAATCGCAGTCATCGATTGCAATGACTCCTGGTCCATGCCTTGGGAAGCATCAGTCACCCCGGTGCGTTGCTCCCGCACTCGATCGAGTACCTGGAGCAGAGGCAAAGCTTGCTGCCCCAGGAAGGGCACATTGATCGGCTGAATGGCACCTGGTTGACTCACAGGAATCAGGGCTCCAATCTCTTCGTTTGCCAGTGCTTCAAACGATACTTGCCCTTCTGTGTAGGACATGCGCGGAGTAGTGCTGAGTGCCAGGGAGTCAAGAATTTGCCTCCAAATACTCGATTGCACCTGTTGCAAATCTGCGCAGCTATCGTAAATCGATAACCCAGACCAAGAGTGTGGGAGAGGCTCCATTCGGAAGATTGACCAGGGATGCTCATCAACCGGGGTGTTGCGAAGGATCTCGAAGTTGCCACCAGCACAGCAAATCTTGCGGAGCTGACGGATTCCGGTGCCCTGCATGTCAATGCGCATATAGGCTTCCACATAGCTGATCTCACGATCTAGCCCGGTGCCCTCGTCTTCGGATTTGTAGTCTGGATTTCTCAGTAGCCACTCGTCATTCGTTTCATGATCCTGATCGGTGCCCAGGTCAACCACATCATCGTAGTTGTAGCCCATGTCCTCGATGAGGTCTCCAACTCTCAGCCTTTGTCTTCGAGCAATCACTAGAGCTGAATCTAGATCCGTTGCAGTGCGATTGACTACCAGCTCTTCTGGTGGCACCGCTTCCACTTTGACAGATCCACTAGATTCCTGGCGTACACAAGTGGCCTCAATCATCCCAGTGGGGAGCTGCCTTGCTTGGGTGATCTGCCAGCCCTGCTGGCTTAGAGCTCCAAGGGTTTGCTGATCAACGGTTACATCCCGTTGAATCAGCCTGGTCTGGTTTTCATAGTAGGTTTGGACTACGCCAATGCCCTTGATGAGTGCGTCCTTGATGACGCTATCCATCACCTCGTATCCGCTATTCTTGTCTTTGAAAAGGTAGGAAATGTATTCGGTGGCCTGCTCAGCAACCTCGATGTCCTCGATCGTTCTGGGCTCAAAACGCACAACATGATCAGGACCAAAGATGCAGCGTTGCACAGCTGGGAGTATGCCTGCGACCGTGTCATGGATGGTCCGGGCCACATAGTTGGATCTGCCAGGTACTTCCTCTGGGACGTTGTCCGATTCACTGAAGGGCTGACCCAGGTAAAACTTCATGGCATCGGCACGATGAGGAGATTCGATTTCATCTATGTAATCGATCGCCTCAGTCAATACGTTTTTGACGTACCCCTGCAGCTCCTCTTCATCCATCGGTGTGTATTCTTCAGCCATTACTTTTTGCTCTTATATTTCTTTGCGCCAGCTGCAGCTTTCCGGAAAGTAGCGTCAGAGGGTCGACCGGGTTCACCTGGTTTTGCCATGCGTTCTTTTGAACCCGCTTTGATCCGAGCCCGTTTTTTTCGGATGTTGCTAAACAAATTAGGCTTTGCCATTTAGACTTTAGCCTTCCTGGCTTTCTTCCTGAGCATGTCTGCAGTCATTCTCGCAGGTTTGGGCATCTTGGCTGCAGCCTTGGCAGCTGCTTTCTTTCCTGCTTTGGTATAGGGATATTGCTTCCCGGCTACATTCGGCATCGTGTCTCCTTTAACATTTCCAGCGTTTTCGGCTCCAAAAATTTGCGGTAAGCTTCGACCCCTTGTTCCCAGGGAGCCCGGCTGACCTCGAGCAATAACTTTTTTTGCGTTTCGGCTGATCTGATTTGACAGAAAGCTTAGGATCCCCAAATCGGACTAACTTGGTCTTGCCAGATTCCCGAGCAAGCACCGCATACTCCTTGGAAGCCCCTGGAGTCCTTTTGGGCTTGTTATACCCAGAAAACTTAATTCCTGACCTGGTGAGAGGATCCGCTTTTTTGGTTGGCATGGTCTCAAAAAAAAAGAGTTTCTAGCATCTCCCCCCACTTGCGTTCACCAGTTTGAGTCCTTACCTGGTTCCCTCAAAAGAGATGCTAGATCGGCCTATTTTATCAGAGACTAAAGGGATTTATACGATGTTACCGACATGTCGACGTTGAGGCCCAGAGCTGCGAAAACGTCCCTGGGAATCCACGGCATTGCTAGCGAACGTCATGAGGAGGGCATCGGCAGAATCCGGAGAGGCACCGATTCTTTGTTGGGTGAGTTCCTTTCTTTCACAGGCAATTTTGCCATTCGGTCGATAGAGAAAACGCACAGAGCTGAGATCGCGAATCAAGTCTTTATCATCAGGAATCTGCACATCCTGCTCATGAAACCAATCGCGCATTCTAAACCACAGCTCAGCTCTTAGATTCGCGTAGATGTCCTTTCTGGCTGGGCCTTCTGACACGGCAACCCCTCGAGCTGGATACCCTTCACTTTTAAGAATATCGAGGCAGCCTGCTCCGATACCAATACTATCGATCTCAATAGACCAGGGCTTTTGCTCAGCTGCATCATAAAGCTCTGCAATGCGACCTGCTAGCTCGACTAGGTTCAGTTTGCGCCAACGGTAAATCGGCTCCAGAATTTTTCGGGCCTTGCGCTGGACCAGGCACGATGAATCGTCTCCATAACGGGCAACGTCGACGCCCCAAATGATGGGATACTCATCCATGATCGTGACATCCCGCTTTGTTGCATCCATGATCTTGCTATGGGAAATGATTGCATCACTATCGTGCAAAGGCCACTCGCCTTGGACTCGAATTCTAAACTGGTTGCTATCTTCCCCATACTTCATGCGGACTTCATCAATGTAGTCCTGGCTGACTAAAGGATTATCCAGGCAGCTGACGTGCATTGTCTTCCAGGTTTTGGCATGAACCGTATGAGAGTCAAAAAAGAATCCTTGGTTGGTTGTGGGGTTGCCTAACAAGATGACGTGGGCCTTGCCCCCGGTGATCTCTCCACCACCAGCCATTGAGCCATAGGCCGCTTCCCACACCGCTTGTGGTACACCTGCAGCCTCATCGATGCAAAGCATCGTATGCAAGGCATGAAGCCCCTGGAGGGCTGATGGATTGTCTAGTCTTGCTGTGCGGTAGCTGATGAAGTTGGACTCTGGAGCCGATCGCAGCTCGATCCGATCACTTTTGACCTCGAGTAAATCCCGAATGGGATCCGGAAGGCGATTGATCCACTTCTTGGTCTCTGCAGCCAGAGCATCAAAGATCTGAGCTGCAGATGGTGCCGTGACTGCAATCTTGGTGTCGTAGTGGGTCAGTAGAAACCAGAGGTTCGCAAAAGCGCAGGCGGAAGATTTCCCACAGTTGTGGCCCGATCGGACACTTATTCGACGTTCACCAGCTGCTAGGGACTCGAGCAGCTCCGCTTGCCATTTAAGCGGAGTTACGCCCAGGACGTTTTCACAAAAGGCTACCGGGTTGGGCCGATAAACCTCCATGAATTCTTCAAACGGATTGGTCTTTGCCATCTGCCCAAATTTCTATAATTGCCTTACCGGGTCGCATCACTTCACCTCGATCGATGATTAGGTGGTCTACTTGCGAATCATTAGGGAAAATTTTTTTATGTTCTAAAAGGTCGATTAGCGCCTTCAAATAGTTATCAATATCTCTTTTGGCCTTTGTGGGAGGATGCAAGAGGATCTTGACCCAGATCCTTGCATCCTGATCAAACGGTTGCAACCCTTCGGGGGGCCAGAGACACGTCAAACCAGACTTGCGAAATTCCCGGCCTTTTTTACTCAAAATGGTCCTGCCTCGATATTGCCGATACAAGGCATTGACCGAGGGGGGCCAGACACTCTCCAGTTTTGTTCTTGTCAAATTCAAATCTTGAAAACCCTGGTTGAACTTTTTCGCATAAACCCTTCACAGATCTCCGGGTGTGCAGCCTTCAAAGCTTTGGTGTCCAAGGTATTGCGCTCCTGAGTTTTCCAGGTGACCAAGGGCTTGTCTTCATAGAGCAACACTGCAGTTTCGCCCATCTTTGATTTCAACTCCAATACTAGATCGCGACTTTCCTGGTACATGCCCCCGAGCTGCTTGTAGCGATTAATGATCTGCAGCTCCTCAGAGGTCACTTCTCGCTTTAGCTGGTTGTCCTTCGGGTACTTGTAATCGAGATCATTGGAACAAATCAGAGGTGGCTCAATCTGCTTTTCTACCTTTTCCCAGAAAGCTGAAGCCTTCTCCATCAGCTCTCTCTGGCGAGTCTGCTGGGCTAAGCATATCATGACCCTTACCTCGGCATCATCACGCAAACCGACTGCGTAGTAGCAAAGCGGTTTGCCTGTGAGCAACATGTAGGTTTGCATCTGCCAGAAGTGCGCAGCTGGGCACATCTGCACATTGCCAAACTCCCAATGAGAAAACTCCGCTCCATCAGGCCCATAGTCCTTGCGGTTCATCGACTTGGTGCATTTGACCTCGAGGACACTATCCTTGTTCAACCCATCAACATGACCAACCAGGTAAGGGAACTCCGGATGCTTGAAACGTTTGCGGACCTTGCGCCACTTCAAACCTGTGCGCTCCTCAGCCTCTTTCTTGATGTAATCCTCCATTGCCTCTCCAAACTTCGTAAACTGATTGCCCTGCATCGGCTCCAGCTCTCCAATCTTTTCCAACCACAGCTCATAAGGGCTCTTGTAGGGGTTGGCTCCCATGATGACCCCAATATCGGATCCACCCAGGAAAGACTTGCGTTCCTCTGAAGTAAATGGCTTAGGTTGCATCGTGCAGCTCCACTTTTACAAATTTGCTGAATGGGATCATTAGCACCAGCTCACGCTGAGACTCGACAAAACTGGCGTTGTAGAAATTCTTCTCTGGAAAGGGCTCAAAGAAATAATACTCTCCTGGGGGGTCAGGTCTCCAACGGAACACAAAGATGGTGGGGATGTTTGTCGAATAGAAAACCTCTCGAGCATAAACAAACTTGTGAAGCGTGAGCGGGAGCCGCAAATCGGCTTGCCGCTCAGGCGTTCTCCTCAAGGATTCATTTTTCAAACTTTTAAACTCGAGCAGCTGGTCAACATGACCTTCCGGGCCATTGCTGCAGTAATCCAGGACTCGAGCATCTGGAAGCTTCAAGAGCTTCCTGCCGAGGGAATAGTAGTATCTCGAGGCAAACTCTTCTTCCTCCTGGATCGAGCTTGCATTGGTGCCCCAGAGGGCTCGATTCTCAATGAATTCAGCCATAGTCTTTTTGCTAGATGATTCTAGTGAATTTAGACCTGGGGAGCGTAGACCTTGCGGGGGGTCACATTGCTTAGTCCCGTGGATTCAAAGAGCCAATGAACTGGAAGATCCTCTTTGATGGGATTTGCCCCAGGGTAATCGGTGAAATCAGGTGCGGGTTCCGTCGTAGGTTTTGCCCAGCTGCGCGATCAGGTTTTTTGCCATCTGGTCCTCCAGGACTAATATCGGAGAAGCATATTTGGCTGCATGGATTGCCACGGCATCTTGCTGCCAACATCCGCACGATCTAATTTGGTGTCTTCTCAACAATGGACCTCTCGCATAGACATCCTCGCCACAATCACATCGACAACGCCAGATAGCTGCAGGGTTGCCCTTGGCTCGGCAACGCTCATGATGAGGTCCACTGTGAATGCGCTCCTGGACCACTAAACGTCCGTAACGATTGCCGAGTTCATTGATCTCTCTCATCGACTCCTTTGTTTGCAGAATCTACAAATCGATGAACCTTTGCGGTAGTACAAGGGCTCATTGGGATAGGCATTGTTGCATCGCAAGCAATAGCGGAGAGCTTTGTCATCCTCCATAGCCCGGATTCTCTCCGCTAGTCTCTGGCTCAGGGGTAGACGATCGGTTTGGAAGAACATCATTGGATTCCCCTTTGTTTTTGGGTCCGTAATACTTCAAAGTTTCCGGGTGCCCCGGACCAGGTGTGCGAATACTTTGCTCCCAGTGCATCTCCCCATTTTCATCTACAGAATAATAAATCCACACTCTCCAATTATCGAAGGGGATCACCAAAATCTCATGATCTGTGATCATGTGACTTTTGAGTTCTTGAACATTTTTGTCCTGGTTGAATTCGCGTAAGCCATCGTATAGATCAGGCATTTTGCCTTTTTTGAAAATTTTAAAAATTGGCTGGTGGGGGTACTAGAATAATAAAGGCCCGGGAGGGCGCGGCCCCGGGGGGGGTCTCGCCTGATCCTGGCAGCTGTTGCCCTTTTTGTTGCCCTTTTGCGTAATTTCCGGCTCGATCGCCTGTTTTCCTGGGGATGTCGATTCCTTATCTAGCCACATTATCTGTTGCCCTTTTCCTAGTTATCACGCTTATATCGTGTCCACGCCTTGTAAACTATTGATATTACAAGCCTGACGTAATGATTGCTGATCAGTCGTCAATATCGTTTTCCGTGCGCGAGATGCTGTGATCTTCGATATGTTTGCGAGGATTAATCTCTTTCACTCTCCCCTGATCAGCCAACCGTTTAATCGCCTGACGATGTTCCTCCGTCAGATCTCTCGTCTGCACATCCACCCGTTGCCGATCACCAAACTGATCCGGATTATACTTAGCAGCCAGCCATTGATACGTCTGGATAGCCACATGCGCTTTCTTCGGATCTGGATCCTCAGCTTCCGATTGATCGAGTGCTTCCGCATTGCCTCTGATCTTCGACGCTAGCTTATAGGAGAACTCTTGCAATGCCTGTTGCTGTTGTTTCTGCCTTTCTGGATTCTTCTTGATCCAATCATAGTAAGTCCGATAGGGAATCCCCTCTTCATCCAGGCAGGCTTTAATATGCCCATACTCACTGAGCTTCTGAAAGAACTGCTCCCACCACTCGTCATTTACTCGACGTTCCTCAAACGATTTCTCTTTGTCCATTCGGTTGATTCGTCTGGGTTTCCCAGCTTTAGCCATGATTACTTCCTTGTGCTTTGTTGACCTGATGTTGAGTATCTCCTGTCGACACTCTAAGTATTTATTATTATTATATATATTATATATATTTATATATATGTAGAGTAGTATAGAGAGATAAAAGAAAAGAACATAATAAAAGGGTAGTAATATGGATATAATGACAGAAGGATCCATACATACTCGACAAAGTTGATTTTGATTGATTTATCAAATGATCTCATTGATTTACATTGTCGACTATGCTGCTCATTGCTCATCGACAAGCTCGATCTTTGACTTGCTCTTAGGACTTCCAATCACCTGGATTCGCCCACCAATTTGTAGAGTTTCGAGCGTATAATCGTACTCAGCTGGACCCCCATCTAGGATCTTAGAGTTGATCAGGGCACGATACTCGACACGTCCACCACGTTTAGCGATGTACTTAATGATCTTGCTGAGTTTGTCTTGAAGAGGAGATACGTTGAATTCTTCCTGGAGGAGAAGAGTCGTAGATTGCATAGCGTAGCTGAGGATCTGCCAGGCAGATTGTAGAGCCTCTTTCGAGGGCTCTACTTGCCTGCAATCAATCACCTGTTGGAGAAGCATTCCCAGCTTTAAATGATAAGGTGCCCACCGCTTTGCAAAGATCTCTAAATAGGGTCTGATCGCCTGATCAGCCTTAGCACAATGACCATCGATGTAGTCATCCAGGACCAGCTGTAGATAGTCCCTTGCATCGTTATGCATATTCTCATGGGAACCCAACCTCTCAGGCGAGTGGAGCAGCTGAGTGCAGAGACTCTGCAGCATCTGATAGCTCACCCATTCTTCCTGATGTACTTTTGTGCCTTTAGAAGGCAACGCCTTACGTTTCTTTCTAATTTCACTTGCAGGAGGTAAGAAAAATAAAAACCTCGCCAGGAAGCCACTGAGCAGATCCTCGGTCGTAATGTATGGTTTGAGAAACTCCTTTGTCGACACACCCATGATGCTCAAGTAGGGCTTCCGGATAAACGTGCTACCACGTCCTCGAGTACGTTCTTTGAAGCCATCAACCACGTCATACATTGAGGTCAACCTGGACTTCATCCCATCATTGAATTTCGTATTGACCATGCTGAAAAAGCTCTGCATTTCACTTTGCACAAAGAGCCCACCTTTTTGCTCTTCCAGGGAATCCACTAGAGCTTGCCAAGTGAGAGTGTCCGGGAGCTTACGCTTCAGCTTGCGGAGCTGCACAGGATCCTCACCCCCCTCGATCGCCTCAGCTACCGCAATCGCCTCATCATAGTAGTCATCATGAACATTTAAGATCTTAGTTCCTGCTCTCAACCCGGTGCTTTTGTAATCCCCGGATTGAGCGATCACGATGCTCCAG